AAAGGTATGAGGTAGACCTTGGCGTTGCTTTCGGGGAGCGTAAAGCTACCAGTAGGCAACTCGGCGACACAGCCATTCGTCTTGCAAAATCTGTCAATGAACTGCGGCGCGGACATTTCCGCAATGCAGCTAGGCAGCTTGGTATCATTCATGATCCCGGCAAACCTAGAGGTTCTAACTGGACCAATCATTGGCTTCAATTGCAATATGGATGGAAACCTTTGCTTTCCGATGTATACGGAAGCGTCGACGCTTTATCAAAGCGTGAGGCGCGTGACTGGAGAGTCACAGCAAAATCCGGTCGTAAGGAAATTCAGACCTTCGATAAGTCTGATTATTACTGGACCGGATCAGCGGTATGGGAACGAGGCGTATTCGTACGCATCGATGCCACACCGAGCAACGACCTGACAATGTCGTTGAGCTCCCTAGGAATTCTCAATCCACTTAATGTGGCTTGGGAATTAGTCCCATACAGCTTTGTTGTCGATTGGTTCTTACCAATCGGCGCATGGCTGGACTCTCTGGATGCCCTTCTTGGCTACACGAATATATGGCAATCCGTTACAACATACAACAAAACGACGTATGTTGGCAGCGGAAAACCCACTTATTACGATGGAGGCATGAAGGTAACTCAGAGTTGGGATGAGTGGGGAGAGTTCACCAAGATAGTTCGCACTGCGACTTCTGGTGCTCCTCTCCCTTCATTTCCGAGGCTTAAAGACCCTCGGAGCCTAGGGCATATGGCCAATGGCTTGAGCCTTCTGGCTCAGGCTTTTGGTCGACGTTCTTAAATCAACATCAACCCTTGGAGGCAATAAAATGCCCGCTATCGCTGCATTGACCATTAATGATGGTCAGACCACGCCTGTTGCTCATACGTTCAACCCCCAGACTACGTCTGGTGCTAAGGCCGTATGGGCTGACAGGAGTCCCACGATTCCGGCCGGTTACCGCCTTGTCTCTCACGAGCTGGCGGAGCCGAATGGCAATCGTACTGTCTACAAGCTGTCCTTCGGCTTTACTGATCCGAAGGTGGCCACTGTAGACGGAGCTGACCAGGTGACGCGTTATAACTCGGCGAAAGTCGAGCTTAACATTCACCCGCTCAGCACGCTCCAGGATCGGAAGGATCTTCTCGCTTACGTTGCCAATTTCCTTGGCATCGCGAGCGTTAAGACTTCCGTTGAAAACCTTGAACCGTTCTATTGAGGTCTGGTATTATGTACCAGATCCCAGTGAACCGGTGGACGGTTGGAATCGTCGCTGCTATTCTTGCGGTCTTCGGTGGGGACTTCATCGCCCCCATTGCGAAAATCGTGAGTTTGCTCACGGCGTCCTATAGTCCGGCTATGTAAATAGCCTCGTTTTGGTTTTCAATTCCCTAAAGGGAGATCCTATGCGCCGTAAACGACGCATGCGTGCTGCGAGTCTCGGCTTCAGAGACGAGCGATTCCTTGAGCTCTTATCCCACCTTACAGGCATTTCGCCTGTCGGGTTTCTAGGACGAGAAACACCTTTAGATTTATCCAGTCTAGAGGCTGCTCGAGGCTCTTTGCTCTTATCTGAGGTTTACTCCAAATTTGACGATGGGAAACCATCGGCAGAAAAGGAGGCGACCACGTGGAAGCGATTCCACGATGCTGAGACTATGTGTCAGAGGACAAACCAGAGCTTCTACTCTATTGCGAATAGTGATCCATTTTGGATCTCTGTTCGTCGTAGGATATGGAATGCTCTTGGTGCGTTCGACTGGGACGAGTGCGCGAAGCACTTTTCTTTTGGTCCGGGTGCTACTACTCGGCTCACCAGAAGGGAGAGCTTTGCAGCTTATAAATACTCGGGTATACCCGAGAGCACATCAGGGAACGCTGGTCTTGCAAGGACTGCGATTGCAGTTCTTCCACTCTGGAACCAGAGTGTGCGCGCTCGCGCAGAGGCACAAGGTATGACAGATTTGATAACTGTCGTGCCTGGAAACAGCGTGATTGCCGTTCCGAAGAACTATAAGACGGATCGTACGATTGCGAAAGAGCCCTGTATGAATATGTATATTCAAAAAGGGATCGGTCGCGTCATACGACATCGTCTTTACCGGGTCGGTGTCAATCTAGATGACCAAACTCGCAACCAGAGGGCTGCTCTTCAGGGCAGTTTAACTGGTTTGTTAGCTACCGTGGATTTAACCATGGCAAGCGACACATTGGCGTTTGAGGTTGTCAGTTGGCTCCTTCCTAACGATTGGTGGTGGGCACTTGAGCAGTGTCGATCGCCCGTCGGGGTTCTTCCTTCTGGTGAAACAATACGTTACCAGAAGTTCTCGTCCATGGGAAACGGTTATACCTTCGAGCTCGAATCGCTCATTTTCTGGGCGATTTCTCAACAGGTATGCCGCTCTAACGTGAACGAGTTGGACCCATCTGTTTGTGTTTACGGTGATGACTTAATAGTCCCCACCGAACACTATGAGTCGCTAGTTCGGCGTCTTAATGAGGCAGGTTTCACACCTAACCTCAAAAAGAGCTTCGCTAGTGGCCCATACCGTGAGAGTTGTGGTAAACACTACTATCACGGTGCAGATGTTACGCCATTTTACGTCAGAAAGCCAGTTAGAGCACTTGACCGACTATTCCTCGTTCATAACAACCTCTTCAGGTGGTCAGAACGGACGGGAGTCGACTCGAGTGAATTACGTAAGAAATTACGTAACCTAGCTCCTCTTTCATGGCGTGAACCCAGACTGCCAGACGGATTCGGCGATGGAGCCTTTATTGGCAACATCGACGAACTTCGCCTGGACTCCCACCCTTACGGGTGGGAGTTCTGGCAAGTTAAAGTCCTTCAACGCTCAGCAATTGAGCTAGAAGGAGACTTGCCTGACGGTCAGCTGATCGCTTCTTTAAAAGCGACCTCAGCTCGCAAAGTCTTAATACACAATGATATCTTTCCCTTATCAGGAAAGCGGTTGAAGAATATTCAACCGGAGCCATACCATGTGTATGAGACCATAAGTGGGCTTCCTGTAAAGGAAGGGCGGTTTCAGGAAATAAAAATCCTGATTCCACGGCATCCCCTCCGGCGTTAGCCGGAGTTTGGTAGGTG